ACGATCTATAAATTAACCCAAGCTGGCCATGATGTTACCATTGCCTCTATGTGTATGGGTGATAGGCCAGGTGCTGAAGAAGTAATGGATGATCGCATTGATGCTTTCGAAAAGAGTTGCAATGCTCTTGGTGCTAAGTTCGTTATGTTCGGTGGACATGATCTCCATTTAGAATATCATGAAACATTAAGACATATTGAGACTTTAGTTAATGAATTAGAACCTCAAGTAATATATACCCATAATATATCTGATATTCATAAGGATCATAGGTTAGTCGCTGAATGTACATTAGTTGCTACTCGACCTAAACCTGAATCATCAGTAAAAGAATTATATATGTGTGAAATGCCTTCTGCTACTGATTGGGCATTTGGTCAATTTGGTGAGGTGTTTACCCCTAACGTATATAAAGATGTATCAATGGAGATATATAAGAAGCAACAAGTAATGGGATATTATGCAACAGAAACGTATATGTACCCTGATGCTAGATCTATCGAATCAATGGAGAGTCTTGCTATGTATAGAGGTAAACAAGTTGGTATACATAGAGCAGAAGCATTTAAGCAGGTATATCGACTCGACTAGAACCATAAAAATCTGTGAATCCATATGGTTTAAGGGTAGCTTTATAAACACCATTCAACTCTTCATTATATGGAAAGCAGTATTTGGTAGGAGTAATATCTAGTCTATCACCAAACCATTCCATCATTAACTTTGTATCTCTTTGTATATGATATACTTGATGTTTAAGATCCGGTAACTTCCATATCTTTGTATGATAATAAGAGTGGGCTCCAATATCTATGCCTTCATTAATTAGCTTTTTGATATGATGAACTCCCATACACTTTTGCCCAATATCATTAACACCATTATCAATAAAGGATGGACATATAAAGTATATTTTATCGTTAGGTAGATTCCTGCCAAATACATACTGACTATATAATCCATCATCAAAGGTAGCTATCCCATCAGATGGGATTTTTGTCTTCATATTCATTTCGTGAATCATTAGCATCATATCATTTCCCTATATCCAGCCTTTCCCAGCAGCATACTTATTATACAACATTTTTAGTAAAAAGTCAACAGTTTTTATAAATACTTTCATGAGGTATTTATTATTACTAATGATTACTGTTGTGTTAAGTGGATGTGGGTTAAACTCAATAAAGCCAAGTAATGCAATCAAAACAGGAGCTACAACGGCCGTTACCTATGCTGTTGCTGGTCCTATTCCTGCTGCATTAAATCTGGCAACATCTGTTGCTGTAGATGAAGTGATGCCAGAAGAAGACACATCATGTAAAGTTGAGAAAGGTAACATCGAGCAGATGTGGTCCTGTCTATTTGAAGAAACTAAAGAGTTAATTCTATACAGTGTAATAGCATTCCTTGCATTCACCACTGTTATTGCTCCTTGGGCTGCTCAAAGAAGAGCTCGTAGAAAACGTAAGTACGACCAGTACAAATACGAAGCGAAGCTCGCAAGGGAACAGAATGCGGAGAATAAAAATGAATGAATTACTAATACAATATTGGCAGTTTGCTGCCGTTGCAGCTCTAATCGCCCTAGCATGGGCATTGGTTAGCTTAATACCAAACACAGAATCTAATATTAAAATCAAATGGAAAGAGATGCCTTGTATGAAGCCTATCTCTATTCCTACTAAAGGTAAAGGATTTTGGAGTGGTGTATGGACTTGGATTATGGTTACACGTACTTGGGAAATCACAAAGGATTGGAGATATGAACTTAATGGTGTTAAGTATGTAATACCAAAAGGTATGGTATTTGATGGAGCATCTGTTCCTAAGTTCTTTAGATCTTGGTTATCTCCTATGGGTGTATTATTGATTGGAGGCCTTGTGCACGATTTTGGATATAAATACAGTGCATTACTTAAAGGTAATAAGAAATCAGCTGAAGTACATAATCAAAAAGAATTAGATCAAATCTTTAGAGATATCAATATTGATGTTAACGGCTTTAGAGTATTAAATTATGTAGCATATTATGCGTTGAGACTTGGAGGTTTTATAGCTTGGAACGGTCATAGAAAAAATGGATTAGACTGGAAGAAATCAATGTGATGGAAGCATCACTGATGCCGTTTATTAATGGTGTGTTACAAATGGCTACGTGTGATTGGGCACCATATTTATGTTGTTGTTAGGAGAATAAAATGAAAGAAGCAATCAATATAAGTCAGTTATCATTACAGGTTGGTGAATTAATTAATCCATTTGTAACATTGATGGCTGTAGTAATAATTGGTTTATTAATTAAAGATATTGCTGGCCATATAGCTAATGGCTTGTCATTTAAATATTTTGGTCCCTTTAAAGAAGGCGATAAAGTTATGTTAGATGGCGAAAAGGCTGTGATTGTTAAGATTGGTTTAACAACATCAGTGTTTGGTTGTGATGATCCGGAACGTAAACGATATTTGTGGAGATATATCCCAAACGATAGAATAGGAACTTTGAAATTATCTAGAGTAATAAGTGAAACTGAAAGAAAAATATGAATCGATGTTATTTTGCAAATTGTAAAAAGATATAAATAATCTATAATAAACTAAAAAAAAGGTGTCCAGTATGGAACATAAAGTAGCATCATTGGAGACACAAATTGCTCTTATGCAAAGTGATATTGATATTATAAAGGGTAAACATCCTGAATTACCTAAATGGTTAAAGACTTCAGCTATTGCTATTCTAATTGCTATGTTTGGTCAAATCATGACAAGTGTGTGGTGGGCTTCTTCTATTACTACTACGGTAACACATATGGATAAAGAAGTACAGCAAAATACTGAGTTTAGATTAGACTGGCCTCAGTTGCATCAAGAAGTGGTAGTGGGATTAACTGAAATTAAGACGCAGTATAGAGCGGTTGATGAAAAGTTACAAGACATTAAATCAAAAATGAAATTCGTCGGTAGAAACGGCAAGGAAAATTAAATATGAAAACGTTACAGCAGATCAGAGAAGCTTCAGGAGGTAAAGAAAAATATCAGAAGTTTGTTAATGCAATGCTTAAGAAGTTTGGTGTTAAGTCGCCTGCTGAACTTGAAGGGGATAAAAAGAAGAAATTCTATGATGCATTAGATGCTGGATGGGATGGAGATAATGAAGAACCTGAAAAAGGTGATGTAAAAGAAGCTGTCTCAGTTGATATGAGAACTAAGGGCTTTAAGGAAGCTATGAAGAGAGCAGCTGCTCGTAAAGAGAATTATAAAAAGAAAAAGAAAAAGAAAGATGATCTCTTAGATGATGCAAATAAGGCCCTTACAGGTAAGAATGAGGATATGTCAGCAGTTGGTTCAGATGCTACTGGTCCTATTGACATGCCTGATAAACCTCTAAAGAAACTTAAAAGATCTAAAGACAAATGAATACATTTAAATATATGATTGAAGCGAAAGCTTCATTAGACCCCAGTAGTAAAGATCCTAAAGATCCGTTGGTAAACATCCCTGGATATGGTGGTATGCTATTGAGTCAAATCAAACGAAGCGTTGTTGGTAAACTTGAAGATATGTACAAGAAAGCCAAACGTGATAATTTTAATATTGCTGATTATGCAGTAGTTCAACAACAAGGCATGTTGAAGGAAATGATTGAAGCTATTCAAGAAGCTGAAGCTCTTATGTCCAAGCCTGCGTGGAAACGCAAGATTACTGCTGCTAAATAATATGAAATGCCAGCAGCAGCAAGAATAGGTGATACAAACTCAGTACATGAATGTGGAGTAGTTCCTACTGCAAGTTCTGGTTCATCTAACGTATTCATAAACGGTATCCCTGCTCATAGAGTGGGTGATTCCAACACAGCACATCCATTTGCACCTCCCCCTGTAGGATGTCCAACTCACGTCACTACAGTATCATCTGGTTCCCCTAATGTATTTGTAAATGGCCAAGCCCTTGCTAGAGTAGGGGATCCATATACGTGTGGAATTACGGTTACCTCTGGTTCCCCTAATGTATTTGCTAATGATGCATATACAGCAACAGAAACCGACTATCCTAAAATGACTCACCAAGCAATTGATCGTTTCAGTGTACTCGAAATGATCGCTACTTTGTTATTTGGTTCTATGGCTCATGCTGACCCAATAGATCATTTGGATGAAGAAGACTTCAAGAGTATATTTGTTGAAAAGGATAAATCAAAGTATTACTCCACTGAGGCCTTCTATGAAGCATCAGATGAAGTTAGAAAGAATATGGATGAAACCGCCGAAGCTGTTAATATGTTTAGGGGCGGTGAAGGGTATAATGCTAAAGGTAAGCTATTAACCCATGATGAATTCATGAATAGTTATGGGGAAGAAATTCGCAACTATGGTAAGTTAAGAGATGAATATGAATTTCTACACGAAAAGACTAAGGTGTTCTACACAGATCCAGAAATTGGTAGAAGGATGAAGTTTGACTTCGATCAGTTAACTCCTGATGAGATTGATCGGTTTAATGAGCTAGCTTTCCATGTTGAAGATATAGAACAAGAGTTGGTAGATAATATCCACCATAAAAACATAGCTGATGTTCTTTGGAAGCACTCTTCTGTTAAGATAGACAAGCCTATGTTTATCAAAAGAGAGTTTGACAAATATGCTAATGAATTCTATGATAAAGAATTCGTTCCACCAAAACCAGGTTCTACCTATTCTGCAACAGTAGTCGATATCGAAGAGGTTAATTATACATCAGCTAAGATGGAAAGTAGAGCTACTCAATACTGGTTGCTTCCAAAAGGAACACGAATCGTTCATACTGCAGGTCTTGCTGATCATCATGAAGTTCTTGTAATAGGAGATGATTTATTAAACACAAGATTATTGTTTAGTGGATCAACTCTCCAGCATGTAAAGATGGCTATAGATGAGAAAGGATTTATAGATAAAGAACTGTATAACGAACTCTTGGAAGAATATAAGGCAAGAAATGATGGTAAGAATCCTCCTAAATGGTGGATGGATATGGTTGAGGATTTAGATAACATCATTGAATCTGCGGAAACAGGAAAGATTAGGAATTGGAGAGCACAACTTCTAATTGCGGTATTAACTGGTACAGGATCATGGTTTGCTGATACAGATGAATATTGGGATATATTCAATAGTAAGGATATGGCTGATTATCAAAACAAACTTACTAACTACTATGGATTCTCTACTGGCGAGTTCATAGGAGTAAACAATCCTAATATATCAATGGAAGATAAGTTAAACGGCCTAGCTATTACAACTGTTGTTCAAGGACTTGACATTGCAGGAACAAGTGTTGTTGCTACTCTTGGAGCTGCAGAAAAGGTAGTATGGAAAGAATTGAAAGAAGGTTGGATGTATATTATGGAAGAGGTAGATAATATGTTAGAAGAAGGGGATGCGATGATTGAAGAATTGTTGACTCCTCCAGATGGGTGGTATTGATGTCTAATTGGTTCACCAATCTATTCAACACGCCTACTGTTAATAGGATTCAACCTCCTATTCCTGTAAACACTTGTACTGGGTCATCCAACTACCAAAAATACGCAGGCCAAGTGTTTGGTAATTGGACTCGTATGGGAATTCGTTTAGTATATGATTCTCTATCACGAAGAAACCTATCACAACTATTGTCGGGACCTTGTTACTTTGATCAAAAGTTATTTAGATATCATACATTTGAATCTAATGTATTATGGTATCTTGGTTGTCTCGTAGATGCAGAAAATAAATCATGGAATCCAAAACAGAAAGGACATTCTAGTTCAACACAAGCATATGGTTATTTCCAGGTAATTAGTGAAGATGTATTGAGAAGTGCTATCACTACATTTGGCAATGAAGTCACTAAGTGGAATAATGAAAAGAATAGAACATGGATTGAGAATCCATTCTTTGCGAAGTCTATAGTGTTACCTCAATGGTATCATGATATGTGGGATGATATAAACAACCCAAACTTGACTCACTATGATATCATTGATAAGTGGCCGGCAGATATCATATGTTGCATTCTCTTATGTACAATGCTCTCACAAGGAAAGGATTGTGATTGGGTAGAGTTATATAATGGTTCTGTTGATGCAGCTAAGTTGCTATATTATAGGGGCCATCATGCAGATAGAACATACAGGCAACGTTCTAATAAAGACCTCCTAGCTGGCATAGGTGTTAATCCTAGTGTATATTCAAATGTCAACAGTAATTTTATATGTAGAGGAAATAATACTCAAAATTTCATTCCATTAGTAGTTGACAAGAGACAAAGGTTAAAAGATCATCTTCATAGATTCTTCGCCCACTTCTTGATTGAAGGAGACTCCGCTTACGATAAATATGTAATGTGGAGTGCTGATGCAGTTGTATATAACAGCAGAAGTCAAGCAGAGGCAGATTTAAATGCATTGATTGATGCTGTATCTATTGCTGTTCCTGATGGAGCCATGATTCTTGAGTATCCAGAATTTTACTTGCCATTATCTGTAGGTAATCCAGACATTGTTTTAGCTACATCTATGAAAGTAACTAGTTCGAATGAGTTATATGGGTTCTATTCTCCAATAGGAGACTTTTTATCAGTTGCAATGAAAGGTGATCCAATGAGGATAATGGCAACTGTTGTTCATGAGTATGGACATCATGCTAATAATGTTAGGGGAGTTGTATCTACAGCGAGCACATTTCTATCAGCTGTATTTGTTAGTGCAATTTTTGATTGGGACGATTGGTCTCCTATGGATCCAGAAACATTTGGTGTAGGAATGATGGCGTATAATCAGATTGGAGGATCTCATATAGCCTTAAATAGTTTATCCAATATAGGTAGTTACTCAATCGACTTTGTTAAGATTGACGAAGCTCTTGTTAGGATTAAAGCTAATGTAGCGATGTCTGATAAATATAAAACCCTTGACGACATATACAGGCCTAAACACCAACAAAAATTGTTTACTCCTAAAATGATTAATGAAATAAACAACTTTTGTTGGCCATCTTTAATAAAGAAAACTCCATAAATAGATTCATATAAATAAGTCTATATAATAGGAATAATTATGGCAAAAGCAACGAATAGAACAGAATTAATCGATCATTGTATGAGAGCCCTTGGTGCTCCTGTAATTGAAATCAATGTAGACGAAGATCAAGTAGAAGATAGAATTGATGATGCTCTTCAGTTTTATCAAGAGTATCATGATGATGCTATTGTAAGAAGCTACTATAAACATAAGTTAACTGCCAGTGACATCTCAAACAGTTACATTGCTATTCCTGATTCTATTACATCTGTTACTAAGCTATTGGATTTTGGTTCGGGTTCAGTAGAGAAGTTCTTTGATGTTGAATATCAAATGAGACTTCAAGATTTGTATACTTTTAATACTATGACTCGTAATCTACAGTTATATGAGCAGAGAACACAGCATCTTGCATTATTAGATCATAGAATTAACTCAACTGAATTATTAAGATTCAATCGTCATATGAATAGACTTCATATTGATGAAGGATTTGGGGATCTTCAAGTTGATGATTATATTGTAGTAGAAGGTTATGAGATTATCGATCCAAATACATATACTGATGTTTGGAATGATATGTTCTTAAAGAAATACGCTACTGCTCTAATCAAGAGGCAGTGGGGGCAAAATATGAGTAAGTTCGAAGGTATGCAATTACCTGGTGGAGTTACTATGAATGGTCTAGAAATCTTTAATCAGGGAAACGAGGAAGTAAAAGAGTTAGAAGAAGAAATGCAGTTAGCATGGCAAATGCCTGATGACTTTTTAATGGGTTAAATAATGGCTACTTCAGTATACTTCTCAGGTAATGTAAAATCAGAACAAGATTTGTATGAAGACTTAATTATTGAGTCTACTCAGATTCATGGGCAAGATATAGTTTATATTCCTAGACAAGAAATAACACAAGATGAGATTCTTAATGAGTCGTATTCTAAATTCACAGATTCTTATGTAGTTGAAATGTACATTGAGAATATGGATGGATTCGAAGGTGATGGGGATCTTCTATCTAAGTTTGGTTTAGAAATTAGAGACCAAGCAACGTTTATTGTTTCTAAACGTAGATGGGAAAAACAAATTAATAAATGGACTAATACAGGTCGACCTATGGAAGGTGATCTGCTATATCTTCCAATGTCTAATTCAATCTTTGAAATTAAGTTTGTTGAACATGAATTGCCGTTTTACCAATTACAGAATATTCCTGTATATAAATTACAAGCTGAATTATTTGAATATGGTGATGAAGAATTTGATACTGGTGTAGATGCTATTGATCGTATTGAAACACTTAATGCTACTTCATATTCTTATGGATTAACTAATGGTTCTGGTGATTATAGAATTGGTGAAACAGTTATTCAATGGACCGGAGAAAATGATGTAGATACAGGTCTTCCAATTAATATTGAAGGGGAAGTTGCAGCTTGGGAAGATACTGGTTTAGGTGGTAACTTAACAGTTGTTTCTCATGTTACAACTGATGGTAACTTTAGAAAGTTCTATATTTCTGACGATCCTCTTAAACAAATTGTAGGTACTGAATCAAGTGCTACGTATGAATATAAGTACGTAAGGGACGATACTAATTATAATAGAGATACCTATGCAGACAATGATCAATTCGATTATGAAGCAGACGATATTATAGACTTTACAGAAACTAACCCATTTGGAATGCCGTAATGTTTGAAAATCATTTTTACAATTCAAGTACAAGAAGAATGGTTTCTGTATTCGGAAGCATTTTTAACGATATATCTGTTGTTAAAACAGATTCATCAGGTAAAGTTCTTCAAAAGATTCAGGTACCTTTAGCTTATGGACCACGTCAGAAATTCTTAAGCAGAGCTAAAGATTTAGATGATAGTAAGGTAGCTATTAAGTTGCCACGTTTATCATTTGAAATTACTGATATGAATTATGATGGTGCCGCACGTATTAATAAGACTAAGAAATTTGTAAAGGTAGATCCTCTTGATAAGAAACATGTAACGTCATTAGGAAGCCCTGCTGTATATAAAGTAGGATTTGAGCTTAACATTATGTCTAAGACTCAAGATGAAGCATTACAAATTCTTGAACAGATTCTTCCAATGTTTCAACCAGACTATACGGTGACTATTAAAGATATTCCTGAAATGGATATTACATCAGATGTTCCTATTGTATTAACCGCAGTTGGTCTTAATGATGAGTATGAAGGTGATTTTTTAAGTAGAAGAACTATTGTATATACTTTAACATTTGAAACTAGAATACGTTATTATAATGGTATTCAAGATAGAGGTGTTATTGAGAAGACTGAAGTATATTATAAAGATACAGATTCAAGAGAGAATATAGAAGTACAGAAAGTAGATGGAACAACATTACCTTATACGGAGACAATAGACTTTTTTAATTAAGGATATATTATATTATGAGTGATTTAGAAAAAGATTATGAACATATAAGAAAGTCTCTATATGATTTAAGTGATCAAGGTGAAGAGGCTATTGATTTAATGATGGAACTTGCAAGAGAGTCTGAACACCCTCGTGCCTTCGAAGTCTTGGGCCAACTAATCAAACAAAAAGCTGATATTAACGATAAGTTAATGAAGTTACATAAGTCCAATAAAGAAATTAAACATGTTGATGAACCTAAACAGCTAACTAATAACAACTTGTTTATTGGATCTACAACTGACTTACAAAGAATGCTACAAAATGATGAGAAAGTAATTGAGCACGAATGATAGTTACCTAGGCAATATTCAAATCAAGAGAGATGGGGTTGCTCAGGAGTGGACTAAAGAAGATATACTAGAATACCAGAGATGCATGGATGATCCTGTGTACTTCGCAGAGACCTATTGCAAGGTAATATCCCTTGATGATGGTTTAGTGCCATTCAAATTATATGATTATCAAAAGGAAATGTTTAAGCATTTCAATGATAATCGATTTTCAATTGTATTGGCTTGTAGACAAAGTGGTAAAAGTATCTCCACGGTAGCATATATTTTATGGTTTGCTATATTCCATCCAGAACAAACTATTGCTGTCCTTGCGAATAAAGGTGCTACTGCTAGAGAGATGCTATCTCG